GCGCACAGCCCCGTTTCCAAGCCCGGCAACAATCGCAGCATCCTTGGGCATGGGCGCGGGGCGGCCGCAAACAAAGCCCTGGATCTCAGTGCACCCCTCCTCGCGGATGCGCGCGAGATGGGCCTCCGTCTCGACGCCTTCCGCGACAGTTGTGACCCCAAGACGCCGGCCGAGGTCGGCGACGGCCCTGACGACGGCGGCGCAATCGGGCCGATCGATGGCATCCTTCACAAATGAGCCGTCGATCTTGATCTTGTCGAAGGGGAAGAGGCGCAGATGGGAAAGGGAGGAATAGCCAGTGCCAAAATCGTCGAGCGCAACGCGCACACCCATGTCGTGCACCCGGCGCAGATCGCCAATGGCATCATCCTCGTCAGACAGAAGCGCGGTCTCCGTCACCTCGATCTCCAGCCGGTTGGGTGTCAAGCCGGAGTTGACCAGGGCGCAGAGCACCACGGACGGCAAGGTTCCTCTTCCAAGCTGGTTGGCCGAGATGTTGACGGCCACGCGCGCTCCGTCCTCCCAGCTGGCTGCCTCCCGGCAGGCTTCGTTGAGCACGAATTCCCCCAGCCGGTCGATGAGGCCGCTTTGCTCCGCCACCGGGACGAACACCGCCGGTGAGATCCAGCCATGTTCCGGGTGATGCCAGCGCGCGAGCGCCTCGCGCGCTGTGACCTTGCCGGTCTCGATGTCAATGATCGGCTGGTAGAAGACGAACAGTCCTTCCTGGTCATCAAGGGCGGACCGCAGGCCTGCCTCAATGTGCATCCGTTCCTGGATTCTTTCTTCCAGTTCGGCGCAGAATATTCGCGCCGTCCCCTTGCCCGCCGCCTTCGCCGCATAGAGGGCGATGTCGGCGCGCGACAGCAGGGTTTCGGCATTCGCCCCATGATCGGGTGCAAGAGCGAAGCCAACGGATGCGCCGATCACAACCTGCCGGTCCCTGTCGAGCCAATAGGGGGCGCTGAGCATGGTCACCAGCGAATGGGCCAGGACAGTCGCACCGTCGCCATTCAGGCGCTCAGCAATACACGCGAACTCGTCGCCGCCGAGCCGGGCTACAAACATACCCCGTCTTTCGCTTGCGATGCGCAGCCTTTCGGCGACCTGCCGCAGCAACTCGTCACCGACGCCGTGACCCTTCGTGTCGTTGATGAGCTTGAAGCCGTCCAGATCGACATAGAACAGGGCAAAACCGTCGCCGGACCGCGAGAGCCTTTCCTCCATCTGCAACTGAAAGGTGTGACGGTTGGCGAGCCCGGTCAGGGCGTCGTAGTGCGCCAAGTGGCGGATGCGGTTCTGCGCCCGTCTCGTCTCGGTGATGTCCCGGAAGGCCCAGATGCGCCCGTAGTGATGCCCGTCCTTGTCCAGCACCGGCGCGGAGTAGCGGTCCATGAAGGTGCCGTCGACAAGCTCGACCTCATCGCGGCTGATCTCTTCGGGATGGTCGGCAAGCCACTCCACCTTGGCCAGAAACTCGGCTGGGTCGACCGTCTGGGCGGTGACGTACTCAAGCTGAGGCGCGTTGTCCGAATTGTTGGCGATCTCGGCCGGAATCTTCCAGAGTTCGACCAGTCGGCGGTTCTGGACCAGCTTGCGGCCCTGGCGGTCGACAATCAGGATTCCGTCGGCCGAGCTTTCGATCTGCGCCTCCAGCAGCGCCGTCTTCCCACGCAACGCGGTTTCCGCCTGCTTGCGTTCGGTGATGTCGATGCCGATGCCGACGAAATCCCTGCGGCCGGCGTGGTTGAGGTTCACGCCGGTAAAGAGGAACGGGATGGTGCGGCCGTCCTTGACGATGAAATTGGCTTCGACCGAGGAATCGCCCCGCTCCATGACGTCGCTGATCCGGCTGGCGATGAGCGCGAGATCTTCCCTGGCGAAAAAGTCGAGCGGACTCATGCCGGCCAGTTCGTCGGCCGAATAGCCGGTGACAGCCTCATGGTTCTTGTTCCACCGGACCAGGCGCTGGCCTTCGTCATAGTGGTAGAAAATACCCGGCAGGCTATCGAGCACGGCGCGGGAGAAGTCGCGCTCCTCCCGGAATTTCTGCTCCATCGCCTTGCTGTCCGAAATATCGAGCGCAACGCCGATGAAGCCCCTTTGCCCTTCTTTCTCGAAATAGACCGCAGTGTATAAGAACGGGATGCGGCTTCCGTCCTTGAGGACGAGATGTGCTTCGACCTCGGCTTCTCCCTTCTCGTAGATTTCTGCAATCCGGCTGGCGATCAGGGGCTTCTCGTCGTCGGCGAAGAAATCTATCGCCCTCATGCCTGCAAGCTCTTCGGCAGAATAGCCGGTGACCCGTTCGAAGTTTCTGTTCCAGCGCAGGAACCGTCCATCCTCGGCAAAGTGGTAGAAGACATCGGGCAGGCCGTTCAGTGCGGCGTCGAGGAAGTTGCGCTCGTCACGCAGATGCCGCTCGATGTCCTTGAACGCGGTGGTGTCGGTGCAACTGATGAAATACCGCTCGATCGTCCCGGAGCTGGAGGGCAGCGGGGCGATCGTCGTCTTCGCCCAGTAGAGGGCGCCATCCTTCCCGCGGTGCCTGACGTCGCGTTTCCAGCAGCCCTCGCGGACAATCGTCTCCGAAAGCTCCTCGAAGAACGCGCCGGGCTCGTAGTCGGACATCAACGTCTTGATGTTCCGGCCCCTGAGCTCTCCGTCCGAATATCCCGTGAGCGTGCAGAACGCCTCGCTGGGAAAGAGGATGTTCCCCAGCGGATCAATGACCGCAACAGGCGTATGCGCTATCAGCACGTTCGCCTGATTTTCGTTCAACCCGCCGAACAGGAACCCTTCCTCGGTTCCGTGAATGCTCTGCATTGGCCCATTGCTCCCAGCCGTTGGCAGCGCAGCGTTGCAATATGCTACAATCAGCGGCAAGCATTGCCCTGCATGATTATTTCATTTTCCATGAATGGGACTTATGGAACCTGTTAATTTTCCATCAAAGTGAATTATGGATTGCCAAAAAGCTTATTTCTGCTCAACTTTCCCGCCTTCATCCCCGCACCTTTCGGCTTGGTGCGGGGGTAGACCGGACGATGCTGGCTTGTGTCTCGCTCTTGGCGGCCGGGTGTCAGACGTGGGCGCCTGCGAGTGGGTGCGGCGGCTGGCGCAAGCTGACACCAGTAGTGCAGACGCGGACCTTCGGCGAGTCCGTCGGCAAGATCATCGCGTGGCTGCAAATGCCGTGACGGCTCGTCTAGCGCACCGAGCAGGTTCCCTTGGCCCAGGCCTTGTAGTCGCAAGCCTTGTGTTTGATGTTGCACTGCTTGAGCAAAGGATTGTACGCGCCAGATGATCTGGCCTTCACCGGCCCCGCCGTACCACGCCCGCCGAACGATTTGCATGAGCCCGTATCGTAGCCGATCAGGACCGAAACCCCGCAGCCGTTATCCCACTTGCCGGTCTTGCGGTTGTATTTGACACATTTGGTCTGATCGCCGTAGTTGGACTTGAACTTGTTGTGGTCGGGTTCCTTGGAGGCCATCAGCTTTCCGGTCGGTGTTCGCGCGGCAAAAAAATTGTCGATCTCCTGCATGTAGTTCTTGCAGTTCGCAGATTTATACTGCTTCGGGTTATTATTCTTCAGGATGACGCAATAATACCTTAAGCTCTCTGGAGCATTTCTCCTGCTAATCGAAACTACCTGTGTAGGGGAATATTCAAAACAGCCTAATTGCAGCTCATACTGAAGGTATTGCTCGATCGTTGCCGTACCCGTCTGTACAGCCATGCATTCCGCCGTAACCCTCCCGACGATCTTCCGGCAATTGGCGGTCGCTTCTTCACTCGTGTAGAAAGTTGTTCTCGCGGTGGGGCGCGATTTGTCTTTTGACGCTGCCGGTGGCCCGGCAGTTGTCACTTTTTTCGACGGTGAACTACCGGCCCCGCGCTTGCCGACGCACGCTGCGAAATATCCGGCCTTATGTATCAACGGCACCACAAAATATAGGGCTATGCGGCGGCGGATCAACTAAGATTGGTGCATGGAAGACAGCACGATCATTATCGGTGGTTTGAAGCGGAAGCAGAGGGAAATCCTTGATCTATTTAAGCGGAAAGAGCCGAAGGCAGTCTTCGAGGATTGGCCGTTTGCGCCGTCTGTCCTTCCGAATATTTTGACGGGCATCAGTGTCGCCGGCGAGGGCGCGCTCCAATCTCCCACTACGCTGTCAGCCGTTCGGGCGCTTAGTGAGACCGCTGGCTCTCTCCCCTTGCACGTATTTGTCCGCGACGGCGATGAACGCCGCCGAGACCGCGATCATCCCGCCGACCTGGTTCTCAATCGACGTGCGAATAAATGGAGTGGGCCGAATGGATTGCGTATCAGGCTTGTACATGACGCTCTCCTACATGGCCGCGGTGTTGCGGTTGCGGTTCGCGCCGGCGGCAAGGTCAAGGAACTGCACCGAGTTGAACCGGGAGCCTACTCTGTAGACCTACAGGGCGCGGAGCCTGCATATCTCGTCACCCTGAAGGACGGGACGCAAAAGCGGTATTCGTGGCGCGATGTCGTCGACGTTCTCACGCCCGGTTCCACCATCGACAGGCCGCTTTGCATCACTCACCGGGCGAAGAATGCAATCGCTCTAGATATCGCGCTTAGCCGGTATTTCGAGCGCCTCCTCGCAGGCGGTGCGCGCCCCTCTACAATTTACACCCCGAGCAACGGCGAGGCGATCGAGCCCGCACGGTGGCGCGAAATCAAGAAATTTATCGACGAGCAAATGGCCACGTCGGGCGATGTTTTCATCCCGGCTCCAGTCGAGGCCGACCTCAAGCAGTTCTCATCCGTCGACATGCAGACGATCGAATGGGCTGCCGCCGTCCGTACCAGTATCGCCGCCGCGTTTCGAGTGCCACCCGTGATCTTGATGGACTATGGCAGGGCCACCTGGTCGAATTCAGCAGAGATGGGACAACAATTTCTCCAGTCCCTTTTGCCTTGGCTGGACTCGATCGAGTTCGCCTTCTCCCGCGTCCTTATCGATGACGATGAGAAGAATTTCTTAGAGCACCAGATTTTCGAATTGGTGAAGCCGAACGTGGTTCAGCTTTACGCAGCCGGCCGCTCCGCAACTGGCGGCGCCGTCATCACGCCGAACGAATGGCGACGTGTCGCCCTGAATCTCCCGCCCATTGAAGGCAGAGACGAGTTTGTCCGACAGGCAGGCCAAACGGGCGCGGGCGATCCGCGCAATCCTCCCGACGAAAACGATAAAGGAAATACGTAAATGGATGAAGAATTGAAAAAGGCCTTGGCGGCTCTGTCTAGCACGCTCAACGAAGCCAGCGACAACCAGATGGCCCGATTGCAGGAATTCGGCGATCGCATCGATGCAATTGAACTGGCGGCGCAGCGCCCGGCACTTGCTACCAATCGCCCGGAGTTCAAGGCTTTCGAAGCATTCATCCGTGGCGGCAAGGAAAGCCTTACGGATGCCTACCGGGATAGCCTGATTGTCAGCGACGATCAAAAGGGTGGTTATATAACCGCCCCACGCGAGATTGAGGCTGGCATCGTCAAGACCTTGAATCAGTGGTCGCCGCTTCGTCCTTACGCAACCGTGCGCACTATCTCGACGCCTGGCGTAAGCATGGCGCGGCAGACGCAGGCACCTGAGGCCCATTGGGTGGGCGAAACCGAACAGCGCAGCGAAACCACCATGAGCTACGGCCGCCTGGACATCCCGGTCCATACCGCCGCGGTCTATGTGGATGTGTCCCTCGAACTCCTCGAAGATAGCGCCTATGACATCATGGGTGAGATCACCGTCGAATTCGGCAAGGCCTTCGGAAAGCTCGAAGCCCTGAGCCATATCTCCGGCGACGGCGTGAAGAAACCGCTCGGTATCCTTAATACCGATGGTGTCGAGAATATCGCATCCGGCGCGGCCACTGACTTCACCATTGATGGCTTGATGGATCTTTATTACGGGGTGCCGGAGGCATACGCGACGAACGGCACTTGGCTGGCAAATCGCGCCTCGCAGGGCAAGATCCGCAAGAAAAAGTCTGGAGATGGTGATTACATCTGGACGGACAGCATCGTTACGGGACAGCCACCTGCGCTGATGGCCCGCCCCATTGCTGAAAACGTCCACATGCCAAATGTCGCCGCCGGCACACGTCCTATTCTGTTCGGCGACCTCTCTTGGTTCCGCATCTATGACCGCATCGGACTGTCGATCATGCGTGACGACTTTACCAAGGCGGGAACTGGCGAGGTGAGGTTCTGGGGTCGCCGCCGCACTGGTGCCGGTTTAGTGATGCCGGAGGCGGTCAAGACGCTGTTTATCGGCGAGAGCGTTTAGGAGAACATATCATGAACGATCTTGTCCACAACATCGCTTCAGCAATCGCGCTGGAGCCTGTCGTGCTGTCGGCGTCCGATACTTCGGACGAGATCGACCGTCTTGGCTTTGGGTCTCTCACTGCCATCGTGATGACGGGTGCGATTGCCGGCTCCGGCAACTTCACCGCCAAGTTGCAGCACAGTGACGGCGACTCGCCCGAGACCTGGGACGATGTTCCCGCCGAACAACTCATCGGGGAATTCCCCACGGCTCTTGAGGCAAATTCAGTCGTCACCGTGGGATACCTTACGACCACGCCAAGGCGCTTTGTACGAGCAGTAGTCACAAAGAATAGCGGCACCTCGATTGCAGCATCCGTCCTTTTCATCAAGGGCCATCCGCTGTCGATGCCGGTCACCGCTTAGGCCGCGGTCCATGAGGCCATCCGCGCTGGTCAATAGCGATAGCCCGCCTCCCTGCGGCCTAATAGTTCGAGGGACAAGGTGGGCAGCGCGGCATGTCGATCGTCGGGAAGACGCGACAACCCCACGGGTATCATCCCCGCTGCCCGTGGGGTCTAGATTGGAGAACAAAAGATGAACGAACTTATCACGCGAGAGATTGAAACTATGCAACGGTTGTTTCTGCATGAGTTGCAAGGACTGCCGGAAGATATGGATTCTTATGCGATTTCCATCGTCGCATATAACCATATTGCCACTCTCTTTCGTACCGTTTGCATCCTGACAGGCTCGATCGACGAGGCAGTCGACACCGAGGTTGAATTCGTCGGCCGCATCCGCGAACTAGGCGACCGTTTCGAGGACGTGGGCTAATGGCTCGCCCGCGCCTCTGCACGAGAGGTTGTCAGCGCCCGGTGACGCCGGAGACGCGCTGCAATAAGTGCCAGGCGCGCGATGCTGCCTACCGGGCCGCGATGGATCGCAAGCGCCCAAACGCAGCCGAACGTGGATACGACACCAGATGGCAGAAGGCCCGCGCCGGCTACCTCCTCAAGCATCCCCGCTGCGCAATGCCCGGGTGCGATAACCCCGCAACCGTTGTTGACCATCGGATCCCGCATCGTGGCGATCAAAAGCGATTTTGGGACAGGGCGAACTGGCAACCGCTGTGCGATCACTGCCATGCAAAGCGGAAGCAGATACAGGAAAACCGCCCACTATCCGTTGAAGCCGAGAGGCGCCGCAACCCCTTCCTCCCGGCTCCTCGCATTCCCGTCACCATTGTTTGCGGCCCAGCAGGCGCAGGCAAGAGCACGTATGTCGCCAAGAACGCCGGCCCGAATGATATCGTCATAGACTTGGACGAGATACGCGCCGCTATCTCTGGTGGCCGCATCCATGCCTACACGCCCGAGTTCCTTCCTGCTGCGCTAGACGAGCGCAACCGCCTACTTGCATCCCTTGCGACCGACACCACGCATGAACGCGCCTGGTTCATAGTCTCCGCTCCCACACAAGCCGAACGCGTCCTCTGGGCCTCGAAACTCAAGGCAAGGGTTGTCCTTCTCGACACGCCTTTGAATGAGTGCGAGCGGCGGATCCGTGCCGACCATGCCCGCGTCGGCGAAACCGACCGCATGATCCGCCTCGCCGCCGATTGGTGGGGCCGCCATGACGCCGACAACCAAATGGGAGGGGGACGGGAAGAAACTTTCCCCAAACGGTCCCTGACCGGGGCGCGCAGGCGATCACGCAAATTCTCCGTGGAACTTAAGAAAGTCCGCAAGGAATCACTAATATGACGCCTCAACTCACAAGAATCACCGAACCGGACGTGATGCCCGTCGATACAGATTGGGTGAAGCATCAGGCGTATATCGATTATGCAGGCGATGACGATCTTCTCGATCTGTATATCGAGAGCGCCGTTGACCGTCTCGACGGGCCGAATGGTCTATTAAATCGCGCCCTGATAACACAGACTTGGCTTGCTGAGTATCCCGCATTTCCGGCCGAGATACGGATCCCGCTTCCTAGGCTCCAGTCGGTCTCCTCGATTACCTACATCGACCCGGCCGGCAATTCGCAGGCGATACCGTTGGAGCAATTTACCGTCTCGGGCGTCGGCACCGACCATGCCAGGATTAAACCGGTGAACGGATGGCCGGCGACGGCAGCGGTAGATAATGCGGTTGCCATCATCTTCGTTTCCGGCTTCGGCGACGATCCCGAGGACGTTCCGGCCGCCATCCGCCACGCAATTCTCGAAATGGTCTCCGATGCTTACGAGAATCGTCAATCTGTTTCGATTGACCATACCGCCGTCACGATCCCGCGCAGCGCATTCAATGCGGTGACGGCGTGGACCGTATGGAGCCCGTGACGATGGCGTACAAGTATGTTTCCGGCGTCCGTGAGGTTCGCGAGAACTTCAAGAAAATAAAGAACGGCCTCGACGTGCCAATGCGGACAACGCTGCAAAAGGCGGCGCGGCCCGTTGTGTCCGTTGCCAAAAAGAACGCGCCGAAAGAATCCGGAGTGCTCCGGAAGTCCCTGAAGATGTTTCGAGTCCCTCGGCTTCCGAGCGGGTATGTCGAGTACAAGATCGGTGCATCTGGAAAAGCCCGTCTCTATGCGCACTTAGCCGAGTGGGGCCGGTTCGGACACTACGCCGGCACCCGTTTCATGACCCGGACCTTTGACTCCGAGGCGCAGCCGACGATCGAGCGGTTCAAGGCTCTATGGCCTGCCGAACTGGAAAAGCGGATCAAGTACCTAGCGACGAAGGGGAGAACGCTGTGAAAGGAGCACGTCCAAATCTCAAAGCGGTCGAAGGCGGCTTGCTGAAAGCGCCTCCCATGCCTTCGCACCTTCCAGCGGCGATGAGGGACATATGGCGTACCACGGCCGCCGATCTCGTCGGGCGCGGGCTTCTAACGACTTCCAGTCTGCCGCTCCTCGAAACGTACATCGGGGCTCTGTGGATGGCCAAGGAGTGCCGTGAGGCAATCGCCGAGCATGGCGTCCTGGTGCGGGGCGAGAAGCTGCAACTCAAGCCGAATCCAGCCGGGGCAATGCTCAAGGCTTCGCAAGACACAGTAGCACGGCTCGCGGCCGACATGGGGATTAGCGCCGCGTCGAGAAACTCGAATGCCATCCGTGCGGCAACGGTGGGGCACAAGCATGACGAATCAGGCTTCTCGAATTTCGACCTCTGACGTACTGCCGGGGCTTGAATGGCTTTTTGACGATAGCGAAATCCCCGATCCGCAGGGCCGCGCTCAGCGGTGCATTGAGTTCATCCGGCTTTTGAAGCACCCAAAGTCACGGCTCCCCGAGCGGCAACTCCGGCTTGATCCGTGGCAGGAGAGGTTGATACGGCGCATCTACGGTCCAGTCGACGAATTCGGAAACCGGCTCACCCGTGTCGTTTATCTGCAGGTTGGTAAAGGTAGCCGCAAAACGTCGATCTCGGCGGTGCTGTCTCTCCTGCATCTGCTTGGTCCAGAGCGAACGCCAGATGCACAATGTTATATGGTTGCTCACAATGTCGAGAACGCAGAGCTAGGCTTTAACGAAGCGGCCTATGTGGTCGACGCTACGCCAGAGCTTAAGGCGGTTATCCGGCCCGTAAAATCGAAGCTAAGACTTATACATCCGAAATCTGGCGCGTACTTGATGGTGCTATCCAGCGATGAGAATCGTGGGCATTCAATTACGCCGGACTTTGCTCTTGTCGATGAGTTATGGGCTCATCGAAAGATTGGCACGTATCAGGCGATCGAAGGTGGTATATCGAAGATCCCCGGCTCGCTTCTAATCATTGCGACCACGGCCGGCGCCGGCACGGACTCGCCCGACTATCCGATGTATGTGTATGCCAAGCAGGTGATGTCCGGCGAGGTGGACGATCCGAACTTCCTTCCCGTCATCTTCGAGGCCGACAAGGAGGACGATATCCTTGATGAGCGAACTTGGCATAAGGTGCTGCCCGGTCTCCGATATGGATATCCCGACATTTCCATGCTGAAGCGGAAGGCCGCTCAGCTTGCATTCAAGCCGTCCGACCGCGCATTCTTCGAGCAATTCTTCCTCGGCATCCGGCAGGAATCGTCATCTAGAGCATCGGGCGATTAATATGCAACGTATCCTGCGGCTTTGAGATAATTCCAGCACTCGTCGGGTGTGAACAGGTCGCAGATGTTGCCGACGGCGCGCCAGAGGTCGTCGAGGGTACGGGCGGCAGCTTTGCGCAGAAGGGCCTTGAGTTTTGCGAAGGCCATTTCGATGGGATTGAGATCGGGCGAGTATTTGGGCAGGAACAAGAGCCAAGCGCTGCGCTCGGCAATGGCCTTTGCAGCCCGCGGGCTCTTGTGGACGTTGAGGTTATCGAGGATGACCACGTCGCCGGGCTCGAGAGCCGGCGCCAGTTGCGTGCGCACGTATGTGTCGAAAGCCGCGCCGTCCATGGCGCCATGGATGATCCACGGAGCGACGAGTTCATGGCATCTGAGGCCTGCCACGAAGGTCTGCGTCCGCCCTTTTCCGAACGGCGCTTGTGCCCGCAACCGTTCGCCGCGCCGGCAGCGTCCGCGCAGCGGCGTCATGTTGGTCTTCACGCTGGTTTCATCGATGAAGACCAGACGGGCCGGTTGACGGCGCATGAAGGGCTGGCGGCGGTCTTGCCACTCACGCCGCGCCGCCTTGACGTCGGAACGTTCTTGCTCCGACGCCAGCAGCGCTTTTTTTATATGTGAAGCCTTCCCGGCACAGCAGCTTGGACAGGTTCGACGGATCGACCGTGACCCCGTGCTGCGTTTCGAGCCAGGCGGCAAGATCGGGCATGGTGATGTCGGGCTTGGCCTTCACCTTGTCGATGATGGCTTGCCGATACGGGCCGAGCTTGCCCGAACCACTCGGACGCCCCTGCCTGGCCGGGGCTACGGAGCCGGTGGCGCGATAGCGCTGTTGCACCCGTACCGCCGTCGATGGTGCAACCGCAAACCGCGCGGCCATCGCCCGGCGAGATTGACCCGCCTCCACCCCTTGCACAATCCGTTCCCGCAGGTCCGATGAAATAGCCTTCCCCATGGCATGCACCTCCGGAAGCCACAGAATCAGACTCGCCGCATCAACGAAACCCTCGATTCAGTCTTCTCGCCCGACGCTCTAACCCGCTGGTTCCCATGTGGCTTTACGACGAGGGCAAGGAGCCTTTCAGTCTTTCCGATATGGTAGGCAAGCCTTGCTGGATTGCCGTCGACCTCAGCCATCATCGGGATATGAGCGTGATCGCGGCGGTATGGAAAGACGGCGACCGCTTCTATCTCTGGGGCTGGTTTTACGTGCCGCAGGATAACCTACAGGAGCGCGCCGACCGCACCCAGAAGCCTATGCTGGAATGGTCGACAGAGACGTTTCTGAATGCCGCAGGCGAGCCCGAGCCATATCTCAACGCGCATGGCCGCGTCGTCAATTTCGATGCCATCGCCGACAAGATCGTCTCGCTCAATGAAACATTCGACGTGAAAGAGATATGTTTCGACCCGGCTCTCTCATGGCCGATCACCGCAAAGATTGAAGCGGAAGGCGTTCCCTCATTTGATTTTCCGCAGCGCCCTTCGACAATGATGCCGGCGCTGATGTCATTGGAGCGCGCGCTTGTAGATCGAAAGATTGTGCATGGCGGCAATCCAATCATGCGTTTTTGTTTCGAGAATGCCGAGGTTGAAACATCAAAGATCGGCGACTCGAAAAGATTGGTGAAGCGCAATGATTGGCTCTCCATTGATGGAACTGTTGCGGCCGCAATGGCAATCTCGCGCGCATCAATTGGCGAGGAAACAAAGTGGTATGAATCATATCTAGATGAGTGGCGAAAGAAAGATGAGGATAAAGACGCCGCATGAAATTATCATTGAATCGGCATAGAAAGATTGATGAGGAAGACAATGATGATTGAATGATGTCTGTTGCAATCTTTATAAGATCGTGATTGAGTAAGTAACGGTCAAAAAATACTTCTTGACAGCCTGATTCTTGCTCGCTTACCGTGCGGGCAGGAGGACGGTTGCAACGCCCTCCTGCCACAGTCCAACGCAGGCCACAGGAGGGCCAACGAATGAACCAGTACGACACTAGCACAGAACTCGCCGGCGCAATCGACCGTCACAGGGCGGCATATGAGACCGTCAGCCAGGACTATTCGGAACGGGCCGATAGGGAGGAAGCGCTCGCTCTCGACGCTCTCCTCGCCCTGCCGGTTCGGACGATTGCGGATATCAGGACGAAGGCCACCTATCTCGCCAGCCTGCCCGCCGTTGTCGACAACATAATAGATGGCAGGGATTGGCTTGCCTTCCTCGTCTCCCTCGATTGCGAGAGGGCGGCGGCATGAGGATCGAGGATGAGATTGACCCTGCCGATCAGCTAGGCGCGGGCATGGACCTTCTCCGCACGGCTACGGCAGCACTGACCGTGTGATTTTTCGTGGAATGAGGACCCTGTTTGAGGGGTGATTTTCGTCCAAACGG